CAGACACGATTGTTGCATTTGTTGCTACTACAGAAACTACTGTTCCTGTGTCAACTGTTGCGACAAACTTTAGTGCGTCAGCAACGTCAATTGTGTTGTCTGCAGGTACTGGCAATGAAGCAGGCGTAGCAATTGCTGAAGCAGATGACTTATCTGTGTTACTTGCTCCAAGAGTTACTGCGACTGTCATTACAGCAGCGTTTGCAGGCGTTGCCACGATTGTGCCCAGAGTCATGGCTGCAACCATGGCTAGGGCGATTTTCTTAAATGAGTTCATTTAATGTATTCCTTTTCTATTTATAGTGTTTTTAGTCCATCCAAATAATCTTCGATGTCTTTTATTTGGCTAGGTTTATATTGTATCACATTGCGACTATCCAGGTCAAATTGCTCTTCTGGAGTCTTTGGTCTGTCTTTAAAGGTGTGAACCTCTACTTCAGTGTCTATATTTTTTGGAGTATGTGATATTGCCCCAAATATTGCTCCACACACAGCATCAGCCAAGTCCTTTGACTTTTTGCGGGGGTGGTCAACTCTGTCATTTTTCATAATCTTTAATTGTGTTAGTTCATCAAATAATAAATCAATTGCAGGCATAGCAAGTCTTTCCTCGTATACAAGCATAGCCATATCTTCATAATGTTTTTTAGCAACAGAAACAGTATCAGTATTCATTCCTACTTGCTTTAGTTCATTTTGAATATCAAATGATTGCCAACGGTCAAAGGAAACCATTCCAATATCAAACCCTATTCTTCTAAGGTTCTGAATCCATTGTTTAACTTCTGAAAGATTAACTGGGCCTTCAATCTTTGGTTCCCACCATGCTACTGCATCTACTACTACAATTGGTGCTACTTGTTCATAGTTATTAATGACTTGTATGTTTACCCATTTTTCTACATGTGCAATAGCAACAGCACACTTATCGTGCTTCTGGGCAAGGTCAGCGTGTACATAATATTTCTTAGTTGGATCTGGTTTAAATGCTTCATCAAACCTTCTAAAGTTATCTACAGGGTTTCTAAGTGTCATACAAGATCTAACCTTTTCGTGCTGCTTAAAGAATGCATCAGAAGCAAAAGTTGGTACGCATGTAAAGCGCATCATTGCATCTCCAAGGTCAGTCATAAAAGCAATCTTAAAATCATCAATCTGTCTTGTTGGGTTTACTTCCCATGTAGGTCTTTTTAGTGCAAAGACTCCTGGGTATTTGTATGAGATGATGTGGTCTTCATCCCAGGAAATTTCAAACTTATTGTTTGGGTCTGTATCAGGTAGCAGTGGATTAATAATAAACTCGTGTGTTCTTTCAATTACTTCTTTCTCAGCAACAACTGCGTCGTATTTCTCTGAGATATAGTCTCCTGGGTATCTTGGGAATGAAAGCAAAACAACTTTGCCAAGGTCTGGGAAACGAGAGTCTACTGATCCACGGAAAGCCTTGTAGATATTCTCAGCAGTTTTTCCTTGTTCGTTACCTGTTCCAACTTCAGATGCAAATCCAGAGATCTCATCAAGAACTGCAAGAAGAAGGTTTAACCCCTCATGGGATTCTCTTTCTGAGTGTCCAGAGTAAACAGTTATAGACTTATCAAACTCAACTGAGTCTGCTTTTGCATAATACTTTCCAGCAAACCATGGGGATTTTTCAATCTTTGATTTAAAACCTTTAAAGAAAACATTCTTAGCCTGCTGTGCGTTAATAGCCACATTGATTAAGTCAATGGCATCTCCTGACGGCTTACCAAAATACTTTGCTGGGTCTTTTAAACATAATAGTTTATATACAATATATGCACACGATACTGTAGATACAAAGTCTTTACCAGATCCCTTGCCAAGTTGCAGAATAATCTCATTCTTAGTATATTTATCAAAGTATCTTATGCCTTCTTCTTCTCCCATTATATCAATGAGATCTTCTTTGCGATATATCTGACTCATTGCTTCTACAATATCGTACTGAATATCAGAAAGTGGAGGCTGACCTAAGTATTTTTCGCCCTCAACAAATGTTCTTGCATTTACAGGTGTCTCTTGAAAATGGTTATCTTTAAGCACTTCAAGAAAATCATTGAATGTCGTGGACAACCGTAATCACCTCGTTGTCTTTTGCAAACGAAGAAAGTCTACGCATTATCTCATCACGAACCTGTGGATACTCAGATGCAATATCTTTTAATATTAAAACAAGAACCTCTTGGCGTCGCTCAATCTCCATCATTTCTTCTGCAAGTTCTTTGTTCTCAAGAAGACCAGCCTTTTGTAGCATATCAATACGCTTAGACTCAATATCCATTACAAGTTTAATTGCAGCAGTCTTTGCGCTAAGGTTATTAGTCATGGATGCTTCATCAATAACTTCGTATGTACGAGAAACCAACTTACTGTAATGTGTGTCTGCAGCAGCAAGTGCCTCTTTAGCACGGGCACGAATAGCATCATTAGCAGATGCCATGACTTTCCATTCGTTAATTAATGTCACAACTCTTTGTCTTGGTATTGCAAGTTGTTTTGATATTACAGTTGGGTCATTGCCTTTTAGGTATTCTTCTACAACTTGATTTACTTGATCAAGGTGCTTAACTAGATCTTCTTCAGTTGACATGTTTTAACTCCCTTGCTATTTTTAATAGTATAAGATAGCCAATCAAATCGTCAATATCATTGTCACCAATGAATGATCCACCTCTAGTAATTCTAGACAGTTTGTCATCAATTCGAACATGTAACTGTTCAATGTTATCAGAAATAGAAAAAATACGAACTGGGTTTAGTGCTGAGTCTCCGTAGGATTTATTTTTTGTAATAAGCATGTCCTTAATCTCATCACAAACTTGACCAATGGTGAACTGTGTCTCAGAACTCATCATCTATCTCCTCTTCTAGATCCCAATCAAATACTTCTGGAATTCCTTTTAGCGCAGCAAACGCAAAAGCAAAACCAACAGTACCTGCTATAGCAAGTGCTATAAATGCTTTTTCAACTTTACTCATCGTCTTGATTTCCTTAATCCAAATTTAGCAAGGTATACATAGATAGTTTCCAATGAACACCCACACTCCTTTGCAATTTCCTCTGGCGTCTTTTTATCCATAAGGTAACGCTTACGCATAAAAGTTTCACTTGTATATAGTTTAGCAGCCATAATATTATTTGTCAACTCCAATTGCTTTCCCCCAGTTTTTTACAGCCCAATGACCAATGCCACAAGCATCTGCAACATCGTTATCAGTAATAGTTCTATCATAGATTGTATTAATAAATTTTATTGTTCTTTCTTTACGTAGATTTCTTTCGTAAGCCTTATACCAAGAAATAGATTTTGCTGGGTGTTGATACCTTATAACAACCTGCTCATCTTTTGATATTTTTTTATTACCTATATAGTTTTGCCAAGTGATTGGTGAAACCGTTCCGATTACTTTAGTTCCAGATTGCCCTGCTGCGCCAAGAATTGCTCCTTGAACTAAAGCAAGGTCGGCAGCCGTTTTTGGACTATTCATAAACACTGTATGCTCAATAATAATTGCTTCAAACCCACCATAGTAATCAAAGAATGCTTTTATTTTTTTACCTGCATCCATAACTTTTTCATAGGTATTGTTTCCTTCAAAATTAATTTTACCAACAACACCAAGATCTTCACCATTAAACAAAGAAAATGCCATGCTGTTAGTACTGGCATCAATAGCGCAAATTGTATGTGGCTTAACCTCTAGCCCCCACTTATTTTTTACCATTTGTTTTTCCTTTTATCTGTTTAATTGCTTTGATAACTGCATCAGGATTTATACTGCAAGATGAACAAACTAAGTCATCATTGTATATAGAAAGTGGAGTTAAACATGACTTGCAAAGTCTTGTTTTTCCCTTTCTTTTTTGCCTTTTTGATTGCACATATCTTATTGCAATTTTTTCTTTTGTTGCGATATCTCTACAGTGTGGAGAGCAATATATCTGATAAGATACAGTGGGCTCAAACTGATTGTCGCAGCATTTACAATTGTTCACCGAGAATCTCCAAGGGTGCTATTTTTAACACGCCTGGACCTGCAGACTCACATGCTTTTTTAATTGGGCATGACTTGCATATCTTGGAGTTTGATCTATAGTTTTTGTTTGGCAGGGTTCTGTCTTCCCATGTCTTGCGAACTAATCTCATCCAATCAAATGCCTGGTCTACCCACCGACGGTAATGATCGTTTACATCTACAGGGATCAAAAGGAGTTCATGATTATTTTTATTTTCATAAATCATTACACCAACTGGTCTCTTTAAGATTTTCATATAGATAAGTAACTGCATTAGGTGACCATTCTTGGCCTTACCAGATGCCTTTCTATACTCGAATCCTTCGTTCATCATTGTTTTAATTTCACCAATGAGTTCTTGGCCTTGCCAATCAAACATAACATCGCCATATCCAAAGATAGGGGGATCTTGATTTATAATTTTAAACTCTGTAGTGGCTTCGTTATTCTCATCACGATAAACTTTTACCATTCCAGCGTTCAACATTGCATTTTGAATTCGTGCATGTGATAGTGTTCCTGCAGTCATGTTGGCTGCACCATAAGCATCTGCGTTGTCTTCAAACATCTGACCGTCAAAAGCAAGATACCAATATCTAGCACATTCTCCGTGCCCGTAAGCAATAGTTGATGGAGCAAAAGTCTTTTTTGTTGTATGCTTATCTACACGAGTAATCGTATAGCCTTCTTTAATCTTTGCCTCAAGCCCTGCTATATCTATAGGATGAATTGGCTTTTCTTCTGGCTTTATCATTACCGTATGCAATAAATTTTTTGTCATCATTTCTCGTTTCTATTAGTATAAGTATAGCAGATTATCGGGTTATGTACTTTAGTGCAGACACCAAGTTATTTAACGACTCTGCTGCCGTATAATAAAGATTCTTTTTGCCGCGATCTGATTTGTCAACATTAGCCATCCATGTTGCCTTAAATGCCATCTTTGCTGCTATTGCTTGAAGTCTTACAATCTCTATATGTGCTACATTTAAAGGAATGTCTGGCTTAATAATTATCTTAGCAATAAATGTTAAAGCAGTAGTCAACTCCTCATCTTGCATGTAGTCTGCAATCTCTGCCAAACCATTTACCATATCTATAGTTGTTTGTTGTTGTTCCATTATTCCTCCACTAGATCTTCTAATATACTCATCTCAATTATAGCAAGTCTTACTTTAGAGTTACCCTCGCCCATTACGACTACTATGGCTGGGTCCTTTCCGTTCTTCATGGCATCGGTAGTAGCCTTTGCCCAAACCTCTTTATTTAATGTAAAAGATTTTCCGACCTCTTTAAAGTCTACAACAAAGTTTTTCCAAGATGCATCTCCTTTTTGAGTATTACGTCCAGAGTTCTTGTGCTGTTTAGCACCTATCCTCTTGGACTCACTCTTCTCTGTCATTGCCTTTGTATTTCTGCTTGCCAAACTTAACTGTACTAAGATGTTTATTTGGACACATCCATGTTGCTGTTTTTGTTTCTGGGTATAGCCTTAGAGATCTAACATCATTTTTGCATTCATGACAAATAAACTTTCCATTGTAAACAGTAAAGTTAGCCACTGAGTTTTGCCTTGATTGATTCTTGCAAATCAAGATCCTCTCTTACACGATTAACAAATGCCTCTTTGCCTTGGACTTTTGATCCATCAGGAAGAATGTACCATGCACCTGTACGCTCTACGATACCATTTAATTCAGCAGTAGTAACAAGATCACCGATGGTGTCAAGACCAATATTATTACCTCTAAAATAAAAATCATACTCGCCAGATTGAAACCCTGGGGAGGTTTTTGAGAACTGGAGTTCCCATTTAATAGTTCTACCAATTTTTTCTTCAATTAATTTGTCTCCTACCTTAATCTTTCCTTTAATCGCTTGATTGTCTGACTCGGAACTAAATAACTTAACAATGCAAGAAGAATAAAACTTAGTAGCCTGACCACCAGAAGGCTGCTGGCTAGTATACATAGCGTTAATATTATTGCGAGACTGGGAAATAAGAACAAGAAGAGTAGGCTTAACCTTGTTGTTAGCATAATTAAGCATTTTCCATGCGTTACTAAAGTCACGAGATTCTGCCCCAATCTGCTTTGTATTTTCTAATGCCTTCATCTCATCTGTATCTTTTTCAAAATAGATTGCTGGAAGCATTGATGTAATAGAGTCTACCACGATTAAGTCAACACCAGCGTTCATTAATCCAACACCTACATCTACCATGTCA